TGTCCAGGTGCCGACGTAGTTGGCTCCCGAGTTGGTCACCGTCAGGTTGAACCCGTTGGTAATCCAATTCGACCCGTCGTTCGATACGTCGAACACCGCCTGCACCCACCCGTTGGTCGAGGGCGTCGCCGCCAAATTGCAGCTCATCGTCAGCGCCGCCTGGCCCCAGTGCGTCAGGTTCAACGTCCCGGGATAGCTCACCGTATTCACCGTATTGGTCACATACGTCACCACCGGCGTCCCATTCGTGACCACCACGCTCGGTATGACGTTGGTCACCGTGTTCGTGATCCCCACGATGTAGTTGCTCGTGCCGCTTGCCGCGATGTAGTTGGTGAACGTCGTCGAACCGGCGTTCGTGCAGTTCCACCCCACAAGCTGCGTCGAGGTGTACTGGTATTGGGCCGACGCCGTGAACGTCAGCAGGCTCAGCAGCGCCAGGGCCAGCGCGACCGCCGCGCCCTTCTTCGCCATTTCCAGCGGCTCGAAAAACCGCGCCAGCGCGCGATGCTGCCACGGCAGAATCTCCACCGTCTGGCCCTCCCGCACTTCCCGGCCGTCCACGATCACATTCGTGACCGCCGTCACCTTCACCATCTCCGGCTCCTTATACTTCTTGTCTCCGGTGATCAGTTCGATGACCGCCTTCGCGTTGGCGTAGGCCCTGTCCGCGGGCTGGATCGCCCGCAATTCCGCCACCAGCTTTTGCGTTTCCTCGAGCGGCAGCGCCTTGATTTGCATTTCCGTCAGATTCATATCGTCTCTTTCTTTTGTAGCGGCGAGCGCCGCATTATTGGTTGTGTTTCAGCCGGCACCCGTCCTATTGAGCCGCCGTCTGCAACACGGCGAATGGCTTGAGCGACGTGCTCGCCGCCACCGTCTTCATCTTGACCCCCGCCCGCATCAGCGTGCGGAAAGCCCGCAAGTTCTGCGGGAAACCGATGTCGTCCGAGGTCGCGAGTTCCAGGTCCTCACGGATGCCGACCGCCATCCCGTCCGGTTCCCCAAACGCCGCAATCGGCTGGTTCGGGCCGTCCGTCGCCGGCGCGATGGCCGTGGGATGCACGGGGTGGCCGAGGATGCTGCCGATGGACCCGGGGTTCGGCACCTCCAACCAAGTCTGAAAGAGCGGCCGCCCGTTCTTGTCCGTGATCAAACACGCCTTGGCGATCATCTGCGGGTGCATCCACCACATCGGCTTGCGGCTCAGCACCTGGGGCGACACCGTCAACAGCACGTTCACCCAATCCTGCAACTGCGTGGTCGCCACCGTCGTGTTCCCCGTCGTCGCCACGGTCGCCATATTCGTGTTGGCCAAAGGCGCGTTGAATAGGCCCACATATCCCGCGTTCGTTTGGTCCGCATTGCCCGTCCCAATGAACGCGGCCGTGTCCATGCCCCACGCCACCGATTCCGCCATCTGCTTCAACACATAGGGCGCCAGGTCCACCGAGCTGTCCGCCAGTAGCTCGCGGGCGATGTACATCAATACCGCCAGCGTCTGCACAATGAGCAGCACCTGGCCGCCGCCAAACGTCCCGCTCGTGATCGTCGAACCCTCGGACGTGCCCCCGGTCATCGACCCGATCCAATAAAACTGCGGACGCGCCGTCGCCACAGGCAGCACCATCGTGCGCATCCCGATGCGGATCACCCCTAGCGTGTTCCAGTCCCCAAACTCCAAAAGCGTGTCGAAAATCTCGTTGAACGTCTGCGTCGGCACCGTCGCCTGCCCCAGCGACGAATCCACGCCGGTCAGCGCCTTGAGCTTGCCCATGTGTTCCTGGACGTGCTTGGCATACGCCGGGTCCAGCGTCCCCAGTTCGCCCGATTTCACGGCGATGATGTACCGTGCGGCCGCGTTGAGGCTGAACCGCAGTTCCTCATTCGCCAGCGCCCGCGCAATCGGCGACTTGAACGAACTCCGCGCGTTCAACTGCACCGCGTTCTGCAGCTTCCGGTAATGCCCCGTCAGTTCCTCATAGGACGTGTTGACCTGGTTCTTCACCTTCGTCAGGTCCTCCAGCGCGCCCTTGACCTCCTTGTCGGCCCGGCCCAGGTCGTCGAGCACCTTCTGCGTCTGCGTCCGGAACTCCGTCTTGATCTCGCCGATCCGCTTGTCCTGCGCGTCGAGACCATCGAGCACCTTCTTTTCAAATCCCGTATCGGTTTCTTCTTTCATACCACTCTATCTCTTTCTCTTGCGGTCTTACGACCGCGTGTTGTTTCTTTGTCCCATGAGGATCGCCAGCCGTGCCCGCGCCCGGGCCTTTGCGACATGCGCGGGATCGTCGGTCGCATCGGCGGTTGCACTTTCGGCCATCTTCTTGGAAATCATCTCCAGGTCCCCGTCCGTCATGACGCCGGCCTTGTAAGCCTGGAAAAAACTCTTCGCCACCGCGTTGGGGTTGCACGGCACAATGCACGCGCTCAATTCGAGCTGCTGCTGCTGGATGTAGATCGTGTCCACCGGCGCGTCCGGCCCCAGGCCCAGCGCCTTCACCTGCGCGTCCCACACCGCCTTGCCCGTCCGGGTCCCGGCGTAGGCCACCTTCGCGTTGCACCAATCGTCGGACGGCCAATCGTCCGGCGCGAGCCGCGTCGTCAGCATCACCGGCTTGAATCCCACGCTCACCCCCTTGAGGTAGCCCGCCTTCGTCATCGCGAAGCCCAACTGCGCCAGCCGGTTCGCCTCCACATCTATGGCCCATTGCACCGTCTCGATCAGTTGGTTGTTCTCCACCCGCGCCCCCAGCACCTTCCCCACCAGGTTGTCAATCGTGCCGGTCCGGTGCGAATCCACAAATGGCCCGTTCTTCTCCATATAGTCGAACAGCCAGCCGTCCGCTTTCACGACCTCGCGCGTATGGTCAATCGTCTGGTCGCTCGCGATGTACTCCAGGATGCCGGCCTGCTCGTCGAGCAGCTTGACCGTCGGATAGAGGGTGACTTTCATCGGGTGCTTATCTCCGGTTTATGACCGCCACCGGCATTCGCGATTTGACGTAGGCCGCCAGTTCCCCCGCATCTTTCCAGCTCGCATCCGCCTTGAACGACACCGGCCGCTTACCATCCTTGGTCAATATTTCGAGCTGCTTGCCGTTCCGTACGACCTCGAATCGCCCGCCCAGTTCCCGTTTTAGTTTCTTCGCATTCATGTTTCTATTCCTCGTCCGGCCCCCTCACCGCCAGTTCGATGCACTGGCAGTTGATCACGTTCTCTGGCGAGCCATCCTCATCCCCGGGGTGCATCAGTTCCTCGCCGCCCACCACGAACGGCTCGTCAATCGGAATCGGGTTCGCCTGGTACTCCACTTCCGCGGCGGCGTGTGCCTTGCGCACCGTTGGCCCGTGGCTGCTCAGCCACGATTTGTAGCGGATGCCCGCTGCCGTCATGGACTCATGCCGGCTGAAATTGAACGCGCACCCCGTCTCCGTCATCGCGATCCGCCGTGCCTCATGTTTCGCCAGCGAATTGAAGACCCCCTTTACGCGGGCCATTAAATCATCGAGCCCCTCACCCTTTGTGAACCCTTCCTCCAGCGCCGTGTTGAGTTGGTTCCGCGCCGTATCGCCGCAGCCCTGCACCGCCTGCTGACGCGATACGATATATTCCAGCGCCTTGGCGGGCGGGAACTCCCACGGGTCCACCAGTCCAATTTCGCCGCGCACCTGGTCGGCGGCCGTTTGCAACGCCGCTTTTGTTACCGGATTAGTGGCCGCCACCACCTGCTTCCCAAAGTCTTTCGCGTTGAAAATGATATCCAGCAGCCCTTTGGTGGTGAGGCCTTTCTCGACCACTGCCCCCTGATCACCGCTCACTGAATACTGATTACTGATCACCTTTTGCCCCAGGCCATGCGCCGCCAGCAATTGCCTCAACGCCTTCCCTCGGAACTCAGCCACCACCCGGCCCACCTTGTTTTCATACGCCTTCACCGTGCCGCTCCGCTGGCGCATGTGATGCTCCCACAACTTGTGGTTGGAAGTGCCGGCTCTAACTGGCCGCGCCTTCCCCACTCGGCCCGCCAGCATCTTGCGCAAGCTTTTGACCGCCTCCGGTTCCTTCGTTCCCTCTCCTGGTTTCTCTGTGCTCTCTGTGCTCTCGGTGGTTAATTCCCCAAACTCCGGCGCGGTCGTCGGCTCGGGAGGCGGCTCGCTCGCCTGCTCAATCGGCGTCACATTGAGTGGCAGCCACCCGATGTCATCCCCCTCGAACCGCGGTAACTCCAAGCCCAGATATTCCGAGATGTCCCGCATCGGCATCCCCTTGCTCCAGAGCTTGTCCACGGTCTCGAATCGCTCCCTTAGCACCGCCTGCATTACCGGGTGATCGTCCCAATCCAGCGCCACGTCCACCACCTGGCCCGTCATGCGCCCGATCAACTGCTCCAGCGCCGCGCACAACTTTTGGCCGCAGGGGATGCACGTATCCGTCAGCATCCGGTAATAGTCGCTCGCGCTGCCCACGCTATACGCCGCCTTCACGTCGAACATCGAGGGCGGCACACCGAACGCCAGCGCGATCTCATGCCGGTTCTCCAGCCGCTGCCCGATGAACGCCGCGTCCACGCTCGTGATCTTCGGGTCCTTCACGTCGATGTCCCCAGTCATGAACGTGTAGCGCAACTCCCCGCGCAACTGCGCCTGGCGCTTCGCCCTCAAGTCCATGATGATCTGCTCCCTCTGCGGATCGGTCGGCACGCCCCCCTTCGCGATGATAATCCCGCCCAGGTCGCCATTGTTCGCCATCAGGTTTCGGCCAAACTTGCCCGCCAGCCAGTCCGACTCCGCCGCCACCGCGGCCGGCGCATACTCCCCCAGGCCCCGCCAGTCATCATACGGGTTCCAATACTTCAACTGGATCACCTGCTCGGGCAGCAGCGACACCGGCTTGCCCCCCGGCGGCGTAAACACCCAGCCCGCCAGCCGGCCATTCTCAATCACATGCCGCATCCGATCCGGCCGGGCCACGATCACCGGCGGGTAGCTCTGCCGCGCCTCCGGGAACGGCACCAGCGTCGAATCGTCCAGGAGCCAGAAGCATTCCTGCATCTTGAGCCAGCCCACACTGGCCTCGATGAAATCCGCGTAAGTCAACCCCGCCATCGGCGCCCTCAGCCAATTCAGCACCTCCGGCAGGTCCAGGTATTCATCCAGGTCCTTCGAGACTTGAGCGTTTCCCCCCTTCCGTCCTGTCGGCCCGCCCGCCTTAGCTTTAGCGGAGGCGGGTCCCTTTTGCCCCTTCCTGGAGAACAGCACATCCACCCCCGCAATCGGCCCGCTCACCATCTTGATCGCCCGCTGGACCCAGACCGAGGCCGCGTAGGGCGCGTTCAGCGTCTCGCCCGCCCCCCCGCCCTCCACCGCCCGCGCAAACCAAAACGCCGGCACCCCCTGCTGACCGATGCCCTGCGTCCCCACCAGCGCGTCCGAGCCGATCCCCTTCTGGATCATCCCCTGCGCCGCCAGCCGCTCCAACCCCGCGTACTCCTGCCGGCTTACGTAGGACGGCGTCCCGTTCAACACCACCGCTTTTAGCCCCCCGCCGCCGAACATTGCACCCAGTTTGCCGATCACACCCATGCGGCCTCCCTTCTCGCGGTCCAGACCCCTCGCCACAAGGCCATTAAACCGGGGTTAATCGCCCGATAGGCGCGCGAGGCGCGCTCCCTGCTAGGTTGATACCCCCCAACTCGTCCTGGGGCATTTGGGCGCGTCCCCGCCGTTCGGGCATCTGCCCGGTCCCCGCCCCGAGGCGTGGGATGCGCGCATGGCAATCTGTCAAAGTAGGCCCTCATATTACTATGCTGCTATACTGGCCCGCCCCGGCGTCCACCGCCGCCCGCACCGCCAAGGCCAGCGCCGTGCAACGGTCGGAATGCCCTTCCTTGGTCCGGGCGGCCCAGTAGTTGTATTCGCCATTCATGACCACCTGCTGCATCGCGTGCAGGTCCTCGCGCACGGCGCGTGAGATGGGCACGCGGACGGTGGTGGGTGCCTCGAACTTCCGGCGCAGCAGTGGAAACATCTCCCGCTTGGTCTTCACGCTGAAGGTCACCTTCGCCACCTTGCCGAACTTGTGTTCCCCCGGGCTATACTCGCCGTGCTCTTTGGCCGCATAATCGCCAAAGCCGATGCCTGGCCCGGTGTAGTCCAGGCAGGTCCGCGCCGACCGCTTGATCCGGCTGCTCAGGATGCGGTTCTGGTCCGGGGTGTCCGTATTCTTCAGCACAAGCACCTCGCGGGTCCAGAGCACGCCGCCTATGAGTTCCAGCGCCCAGCAGACGGTCGGGTCGTTGGTCCGCCCGAAATCAATGCCGGCAAATACCGGGTTGCTGCCGCCCGGGGCGAAATCCCAATAATCCGCGCCGCATGCCTCCGTGGCCGCGGCGCTCTCGGCCAGGGCGATGAGATCGTAGGGCAGCAGCACATTGCTCGTATCCGTGGGCTGGCACTCGTATTCCTGCGCCCAAGCATCCGCGTCATCCAGTCCCGCCTTGAGCTGCTCCACGTCCACCGGCAACCCGTCCGCCTTGGCGGAGTGAATGTCCACCAGGTGGCCCGCGTAACCGTTCTCCGCGCGTTTCTCCCAGAGCGCGTAAAACTTGTTGCCCTTCCCGTTGAACGTGCTCACCACGCGAATCTTGAGCTCCCGGCGGATGTCTAGCGGTTGGCCGCCATACAACGCCCGCACGCGGTCCTGAAATGTGCCCGCCAACGGATTCGACAGGCTCGGGAACATCGCCGCCCAAATCTTGTCCGGGTCCTCGTGGTACGCGAACTCGTCCAAAATCACGTTCGCCGAATACCCGCGCGCCGTGGACGGATTGGCCGGGATGGCAATGATACGGCTGCCCGTGCTCAGCCTGATCTCCGCCTGCTTGAGCAGCGCCTCCGCCGCGCTCCGGTCTTCGGCATAATCCGCCAGCGCGATCTTGTAGGCGCCCGCCCAATCCTTGGCCTTTTCCAGCCATTCAAGCGCCTGGCGCTCGCCCGCGCTCAGGCACACCCACTTCGTGCCCGGGTCGGTCATCGCGTCCGTTACCGCTTCGCACGCCGTCGAAAAGCTCTTGCCCGTCTGCCGTGACCACACCCCGATTTTGAACCGCGCCCCATCCGCCACCCAGCGCGCCTGGTACGGCAGCAGCAAATCCAGCGGTGAGACTTTCCTCTCCGCGATCTTCGCGCCTCCGCGTGATACTTTTCGAGGTTCGCTCATCGCTTGAAAATCTCCCGTATGCGCGCGGCCTGCTCCTCCGGCGTCAGGTTCGCCCCGGTCACTTGCTCGACCTGGTCCGCTTGCGCGGCCCGTTTCTCCAGCAACTTCACCCGCCGCTCAGCCAGGTCGCCCGACCGCCGCTGCTCCTCGATCCGCTCGGCCTCGAGCGCCAGCTTTTTCTCGCGCGATTCGCCTTCAGCCTTCGCTTTCGCGTGATCCATCGCTAGCCGCGCCAGCCGGGTCGCCAAGTCCAGCGTCTCCGGGTCCGCCGTTCCCTGCGTCGTCAGTTTGTAGCTGATCACCCGGTGCAGCGCCGCAATCTCGTCCAGGCCGGGAGCCGGATCCTTCTCGAGCGCCCCTTGGATCTCCCGCCGCGACTGCGCCCCCATGACGATGTCCTGGATCATTTGCCGCTCCGCCAGCTTGGCGCGCCGAGCCGTCCACCATTCACTCAATCTCCCGGTCGAGACCGCCACGCCGTCCTGGCGAAGTTGCTCCTGCACCTGGGCCAGCGTTTGACCCGCCAAGAACCATTCCTCCAGCCGCTCCGCGTGCCCGTCCAGTTTCGAGGCTCTGCCTTTAGGTTCCATCTTCGCGCTCTTGGTGTTCTCTGCGGTTACAATTGCCGCGCCCGGTGAGTACCCATCGGCGTCAGCGTCCAGGTCCGCGTCTTGAGCAGGTCGTCAGTCACCCCCAGCGCCAGCCCCGCCGACTCCACTGCCCCCAGTGCGTCACGCAGGTCCGAGTCCGTAGGTCGCTCGGGCGCGGCCCCAATCTTCACGTGCATGAATAGCGCCCGCTCCGGCGCTGGCTCCCCGTCGAACGTTTTGAGCGCCAGCAAAATCAGTCGGATTAGCTTCTCCCTCATGGTTATTGATTTCCTTTCTTGCTCAGCAATTGCACGATCACCTCCGTCCGCCCGCTCAGCGTGGACATGCCATTCAGCACCTCGTTCACCCGCTTATGCACCTCGCTGACGCGGCTCTCATTTTTCCCGTCCAGGTCTTGCAGCCGCGACTCCATTTTCTCGTTCATCCGGCGTTCCATCTCGCCCAGGTCCCGCTTGATGCCCCGATCCATGCCGCCCAGTTTCGCCCAGATGTTGTCATGCTCCACCTGGTTGCGCGCCAGGTCCCGGTCCACACTTGCATGTCGCGCCTGGCAATCCTTTTTCGACGCCGGCCCGCTGACCGACTCGACCTGCAAGGGCTGCGGCGATATCGCCGTGGTTGTCTTGTGACCCGTCAAGCGGTCCCATAGCTTGATGAACGCCAGCGTGCCGGTCACCGCTACCACGGCCACGCCGAACAGCCAGCCGATGGCGGCGGGCTCCGAGGGAGAGGGTAAATCCGCGATCATTTCGTCACCTCCGTGTGGTCAAACTCCAATCCCAGCGTCCGGCTCAGCCAATCCGGTGGCACCCGCCACGCCTCTGTTCGCAGGAATAATGGCCGCCTAACGCGCTCGCAGCACAGCACCACTAATTCGCTGCAAAACACTCTCCCCTGGGGACTGCCGCTCCGCCGGGTCACAAATCGCAGCACGTCCAGCCAATCGTATGGCGTCCCAATCAAGCGCACCGCCTCCCGGGCCAGCGCGCAATGCTCCTCGCGCGCAAGCGCGGGCGCGAACCGGAACACGTCTACCACCGTCCCGCGCGTGTGCAGGGTCGACAGCGATGGCGAGCATTTCACCCCGCCATCCCATGCCTCAATCACCGTGCCAGCGCGAAGTGTCTTGCCGGCAACTATTGCCCCCTCGTCGAACAGCAACGCCGCGTGCGAGTAGGGTGAGCGCGTGAACCACCGGATCACCTGGCTCACCCCACTGCGGCCTTTATAGAGTGCGATTTGCATCGTGTCTGGCGTAGCGGCGTCTCGCTAGATCGCTGGCGATCTTGGAGTGGGCTACTTCGCCGTGCTCGCCGCATTCGTGCCCGCGCTGGCCGGAGGCAATGCGCTAAAGGGCGCGTTCGTCCCCGTCGCGTAGGGCGCCAGCGCGCTGAAGGTGTTGCTCGCCCCCGGCGGCATCTGCGCCCACGGCACTGCGCTCGGCGTGATTGCCCCCGAGAGCCCATAGTCCGTCGCTCCGACCACCACGTCGCCGCTTCCCGCATTCTCACTGATGCTCGTGTCAAACGGGTTGATGCTCTGCTGGATGTCGAACGAGTCCACAAACTTCGGCGCATGCAGCTCGTTGGTCGCCGTGGGTATCATCTGCACCACCGTGCTCGCGAATCCCAGCTTGATATTCGGACTCCCGTTCTGCGTCGACGCCGTCTCCACAATCAGCCCGAAGGCCCGCTGCTTGACCGACACGATGTAGCCATCCTTGATGGCCGTGCTCATGCAGCCGGTCGCCAGCAACATCAGGCCGCCGCAAGCCAGCAATCCCAGCGGCCCGCTCACCCCGGTGGACGGCCTCGCCTGCGGACTATTGTTGACCGGTGGATTCAGCGTCAGCGTCGGCGCGCTCGCCAGGCCAGCGATCTCCCGCGTGATCCCCGCCCGGATGAACACCGCCAGCAACGCCACGGCCGCCGCGTAAGTGTCGTTCGGAATCACCCACCACTTTTGCCATACCCCAAACACCGCGATGCCCATCAGCATCGCCACGAGGTAGGTTTTGCAGCCCGGAAGAGCATCCAAGATTTTCTTCATATTGTTTCTCCAATGAAGAGGAAGCCGGCGCCGACGCCTCCGCCCACCCGGGAAACTAGGAAGATCGAATCCGGCAGCGCCGGCCCCTCAGATTGTTTTGCGCAAACGATTTCAGCCGCGCGGACATTGCGCCCGGCGGCCACTGATTCACTGCGTTTCCCATCAGTAACTATCACGCCCGACATCCTACATCGGGCTAAAATGCTACCGTGGTAATCTCCTTTCCCCCCGCGCTCCCACCCGCTCTTAGCGCCGCGCGGCACCCCCGTCAATCGCAAACGGCGTGGCCTCCCCCTTTTGAAATGTGCATTCGATGCACATCTGCCAGGGGGAACGCCTCAGAAAACCCTACCTTTCGCGGATCGATACCGACGCCCTCAATTCACCCTGATTCGACCAGAAGGACAAATTGAGATTGGTGCGCTCGACCGGGCCTCTGAAATCTCAAATCCGAAACTCCCTTTGCGTGAATTATTTCCTGCCCTTTTGAACCTCCATTACCCGCACGCGCTCTTGGAGCTTATAAATGTCCATCCCCTGCTCCATAGCGTCCGCCTCAAGCCTCATGATATTCGAGTGATCCTCATCGGCCAAGTGGTCCGTTATCTTGATCCCTTCAAGAATATTGCTCTCCGCGACGCGCATGTGCCGTCCCATTTCGCGCAACGCCGAGACCTCGCGCTCCAGTTCCGCTGTCCTCGCCTCTAGCGCGGCCACTTTGTGGTCCCGCCCGCAGCCGCTCAGCAACACCGCGGCCCCAGTCGCCGCTATAAGTCCCATTGCTCGCATACGTCCTATTCCTTTGGTGATTTTCGGCCTTTCGGTCCTTCCACCGCCAGGAGGATGCACTTGCAGTTCGCCTTGTCGCACCCTGGCAGCGGGAGCGTCGGCGCAAATTCGATCTCAAACAGATCGTCTCTTGCGGCGCGGTAAATATCGCACTCATCAGGGGCATAATTGCATCCCAGCACCCGGACGTATTTGATTCCCGCGCTCCGAAAGCTCTCCAATCGCTTGCGCGACATTTCTGCCACTTCTTCGTTTGTGAAAGGCGTGCCCATTATTGCCCATCGCTTGTGAATAACTTTTCTACCCCTTGGACGGTTTGTGTCCCACCCCTGGACATTATAATACCAGCATGAAAAATAGAAAACCGACCGTCGTCGCCACTATGGACCCGCGGCTTGCTGCCATAACCGAGGGCTGGCAACCGAGCGAACTCCTCGCCTTCGCTCGGCTGCTCAAGCGCGTCTCGAAACGTCTGCTTTCCGAGGTCCATTCCTCTGCGTCCCCGTCCAGGATCTATCTCAAATAGCGCCGTCATGCATCTACCTTCCAGAAAACGCATCACTTTGGAGCCCGCCCTGGAGCGGATCGCCGGCCACTTGGGGATCGCCGCGCGTCTTCGGCTCGCGAAGCAGTTCTATCGCTGGGGTATCCAGCTTTTCGTGTCTTGCCGTATATTACGCCAGGATGCTCCGCATCGTGGACCGCCTGCCTTAAAACCTCTTCCATTACGGAAGGCTCGGAAGAATTGACGTCCGGAACCGCCGCGCTAGGTGGAGGGGTCGGATCGGCAGTTTCCGCCCCCCGCTTTAGCGCCCCCTCCAAATTTGCAACCGTTGCAGCTTTGGGAACGACCACCCCGGCTGGGGCCTCATTCATCACCGATGGAGGCGTGCCGCCCTCCCGGTATTTCCTGGGGCCGCCCTTGCCCGCGCGGTCTGGCGCGCTGCGGTATTCATCGGGCACATGCACCCCCCGCCGCTGCATATACTCGATCACCGCGTCACGCATGAACTTGGATCGCGCCTCGCCCTTTCGCTCCTCGTCCACCAACCGGATCAACTCACGGTCGGCGTAGAACCCGAGGAGCTTTGTGTTGTCACTATGCAAGCCAGGCATGGTCTGAGTTTAACGCCCATTGAAATATTTTCAATAAAATGGTTGAAAGGGATTGACGGGCGTTAAACTCAGTTTAAACTCATGCAAGATGAACGACCGAAAAACCAAACGCGGAGCCTACCGAAGAGACGAGTGCGTGTTCATCGGCGCGTGGATACCAGTGCCTCTCATGCAGCTCGTGGACACCTTTGTGCGCGACCAAGATCTTGACCGCTCCAAGCTCCTCCGGCGGGCGCTTGAAGAAAAGATTCAACCCCCCGCGGCCACCCCAAAAGCCTGATATGACCCTCCTCCTCACCTTCCCGCCGTATTTCACGCCCTTGGACCAGGGCGTCATCATCAACCGCTATTTTCCGCGGGCCTCGTGCGTTCGCGCCCGCGGTCACAGCGCCGCCTGGGTCATTGTCCCCGAGGACCCAACTGCGGACACCATCGCCCACCTCGCCCAAAACCAAGTCATCGTCCTGGCCGCTGCCTAGCCATCAGTGATTATGCCCTCATTTCGCCAGCCCGATCTCCCCAAGTTCCAGGCCCCGCGCTACCGGCGACCCACCATGACGGTGGACGCCGCCAAAGGTGTGCTCGACCGCACCGAAGATGAAATCCGCGACCTGGTCGAGACCGGCTGCCTGGTCGCCTGGGACATCGCCGCTCCCGGCTCCCATCGCGCCGAGCTCCGCATCCTGACCACCAGCGTGTCCGAGTTCGTAGCGGCGTCTCGGGAGCTTGGCGGCCGTAGCCCCAGCGAAGGGGACCCCGCCCCCTCCGCCATCCAGCCGGAATCCGCCATCGCCGCCCTCGTGCCAAAACACGACAAGCCATTCGTGATCGGCCCCGAAGTCAAACGATCCCTGAACTGCGGCCGTCAACACCTCATCAACCTCGTGGACGCCAAGGTCTTGGAGCAACTCCCCGGCACTCAGTATCGTCGCGGCCCCCAAGGCTGGCCCGTCATCGCCCGCGCAAGTTTCACCCGTTTCCTCGAAACCCGCATGATCGGATCCATCGCCTCATGAGCACGCCACTCCGCAAATTCACCGGTTTTCAAGGCGTCTGCGCCTTCGCCCAGGTTGGCGACATCTCCTTTTCGATACTCGCCGCGAACCCACGCCAACTTGCCATCCTCTGGAGCGGCATCATGGCCGAGGCCGGCCCCTTCGACCCCAGCGGCGTCAAGCGCGTCATTTTGATCGAGCAATGCACGTTGCCCGATCGCCCGGCTGTTATCTCCCGCTGCCAACAATGCCACCAGCCGCTGACGCCCGGCCGGGAATGCTCTGTCTGTCACTCGGTGGCGTTTGCCGGCGCGGTCATCGCCCACGTTGACCGCGAAGCCGCCGCCCGCT